GTATAATTTTTGTTATAGTCTTTAGACCATATTTTAGTGAAGGCTGCTTCACCAGCAAAATTAACTAACCCTACATATATTTTTGTATATGTTTTTGTATAATTAGCGTCTGAAGTATAAGCAACTGCTCCTGTATAAAAATTTGCTCCTAAATAAGCTTTTGAATAATCTACAAGACCAATACCATATGCACCAGTTGAATCTGAGAACATTGTTGAAAAATTAATTTCTTCTGCATATGCAGTATCAAACGTACCAGTGTAATCTGTTGAGTAATCTTTTACATAATCTTTAGCATATATTTTAGTCCATATTTTAGTATAGACTGCATCATAAGTTTTAACATAATTTTTAGAATAAGTTGCATCAAACGATCCTTCATATGCTTTAACATAATTTTTAGTCCATATTTTAGTCCATAGTTTAGTATAGACTGCATCATAAGTTTTAACATAAGTTTTGTTATAGACAGCATCATAATCTTTTACATAATCTTTATTCCATAATTTAGTATATGTTGTAGTATAAGTTTTTACATAATTCTTGGAATAAGCTGCATCAAACGATCCTTCATATGCTTTATCCCATGTCTTAGTCCATATTTTAGTATAGACTGCATCATAATCTCTATCATAATTTTTGACATATACACCAACAAATGCCCCAACATAAATCTTAGTATAAATTTTTGTGTAGCCAGTTGTATCACTACCAGAAGCAAAGCCACCATAGTAAGTTGGACCTGTCCATATTCTATCCCAATCTTTACTAAAGCTGCCATCAAATGATCCTTCATAATCTTTACTATATGATTTGGTCCATAGTTTGGTATAGGTTTTTGTATAATTAGTTTCATAAGTTTTTGTATACTCACCTACCCATACTTTAGCATAGGCACCAACATAATCCTTTTCCCATATCTTGGTATATACAGCCTCGTATGATTTAACATAATTTTTAGACCAAATTTTGGTATATGTTTTTACGTAATCCTTTTCCCAAATTTTTGTATAGTCAGTTGAGTAGTCGGTGGAATAGTCTTTTGTATAATCTTTATTATACACACCTACCCATACTTTAGCATAATCTTTTACATAATCTTTATTCCAAATTTTTGTATAGGTTGTAGTATAGTCTTTACTGTAATCTTTTGAATATGTTTTAGACCAAATCTTTGTATATACACCAGTATATGTTTTTGTCCATTCAGTCTCATATGTTTTCATATACTCAAGACCACCCATGTAAGATGGATTACCAGCCCACTGCTTAGTGTAATTTGTAAGGACAGAACCTGTCCATGTTTTATTATAAACTGCTGTGTATGGAACTTCATTAGTATAGGCTTTGATAAAGCCATGCAGCTGACTATTTTCATCTTTTAAATAGTGACCAGAGTAACCACCAAACGTACCTTCATATGCAGCACTATAGGATGTTAAGGGGGTATGTGCTGTCGTACTTAGGTACGAGCGTACAAAGCCCTCTTCTGCTCCTGTATATGATGATACATATTGTCTAGTGGCCATAATTTAATTTATCCCACTAACTATATGTCTGATAATGTATGTCGCCATTGTTCCCACCTGAAGGTGCACCAGTAGTAACGGTTACTGCGTAACCACCATCATGGGAACCATCAAATGTTCTTGCTGTGAAAGTTAATGATATATCATTATTGACTGTGGCTGATGCTAAACCTTTTGTATCAAACGTAACTGTTGCACCATTAGCTCCTGCACCATATGTTCCAGTTACTCCTGAAATTGTTGGTAAAACTCCACTTATTATGTTTGCGGTACTATTAACAATCTCAACATTATTTACCTTGAGTGCGCCCATCTACTATCTCCTTTAAGTCGTCGACTTCTTGTTTTAAATTTTTGACTGCATCTATAAGCAAAGGAATTAGAGATTGATATTTTACAGCTAACTTTCCATCATCTCTTTCGTTCACCAGGTACGGAAGAACATTTTGTACTTCCTGAGCTATAACACCTATATCTGTTTGACCGTCTCTATGATCATTTGCATCCCACTCAAATAAATAACCATTTATTTGCTCAAGAATTTCCCACGTGTCAGGTATTGCTCTTACATTAATTTTTAAAGTTTCATCAGACGTATAGTTGGCTTCAACATCACCAAACGCTCTTATGTTATTAGCATAGACATTACCCCAAGCCATTGTGGCTGTGCCCATATCTAATGTTAAGTTGGCAGCTGGATGTGTCGCTGAACCAATAATTAAATTAGCAGAAGCAGATGTTGTACCACCTCTTAACTGTGTATTGGCTACTAGATAGTTACTTGAGAAGTATCCATTTACATGACCGTTACCAGTTGTTTCAGCATGATTAGTACCACTTGGTTGTGATACAGCAGCTGTGGTTATAACAAGTGTACTCATATCATATGTAATACGATTTGTTAAATCCACCCACTCACTAAATGTATCAGTTGTAGGTGCTACGTTTGCTCCAGTATATGTTGTTTTAGCCATTGGACCCTCTAATGATACTATGCAGCATCTGTTTTATTTCATGTATATCTTCTTTTAAATTGTTCACATCTTTTATCAAATCATCAGCTTTCTTATCTTGTTCTCTTTTTACTTTGTACATATTATATGCAGTTCTATCAGTATTTATAATTGCACGAGAATTAGTATCTCTAACAAGATGTTTTTCTTCTGTTGCCACTCTTGCCATCTTATATGCTCAATGCTATTGCTCTATAATCTTTGATAGCTGGAACTATTGCTGTACTGTCTGATAGTAGAACTATTTTAATTGCAAAAATTTTATAAGTTGAGAATTTAGATCCATTACTATTAAAGTATGTTACCACTTTACTATTTTGTGGATCTTTAAATGCTGTTTGTGAATATGTAACTGTTGATACGTCTGCACCTGTATTATTTGCAAACCCTATTGCTTCATCTAATATAATTGTTGTAGTACTTGCAGATGCTACAGTAGATATTTGATAATCTGTATCAGCATCTGTGTTAGTAACTTTAACTAATGTGCCTGCTGTTAATGTACTTGCTACATCACTTGCAGTAGTGATAGTTGTGTTACCATATGTTTTAGCTTTCTCAACAAATACTGATGCAGGTGTTTTAGGTATTTGGTATTGATACTCTCTATAGTCTAATCTATTATCAGCGTTACTGAAATGATCGGGACCTATTAAATCTAGCTCAGTCCAATGTTTATCATAGAATGTACTGTTATCTTCTTCATTTAATAATTTACCATACACTTTAATATTGCAATTATCTTTACCAGGTTTAAATGCTGTTACATATACTCTAAGATCTTCAGCATCTAATCCATCATCTAATGTTACAGACTTAGAAACATAACTACAAGTAGCATTACCTTGACCTGTAAGATGTTCATTAGTAGTATCATTATTAATTTGATTTTCATAGATGTTAAATCCTAATGTTTGTGAATCTATCATAGGAGATATTCTTGCACTGTTAGTACTCATTTTAAAGTATGTTTTAAAGTTACCAGTTAAATCATTACTCTTACTTTTAATAACAGCTTTTTGATTAAAGTAGTTTCTATCATTAGTTCTAATTTGAGTATTACCAGTATCTCCAGTTGCTGTGTTAGCATGAATATATAACTCTACATCTGTAGAAGTTGGGTCAGTTTTATACAACACAGGTTCTAAATAACTTACAGCTTTATCATCCACACTAGCTATAGTTGCATTAGCACCAGACTCAGCACCTATTATTGATGCAGAAGCAGCAAATTTAAATGTAGCACTTGATGCTGTTGAATCATCTATATGCATATCTTTAGTTGAACTATCAAAATAGTAAACTTTACCTGTAGGTGTTTTTGTGACAGCTATACCAACTGTGTTAGCTATTAATGGATAACCTTTTAATATAATTTGTGTTGAATTTGTTACACTATTAATCTCTACTGTATCTTGAGCAGTTGTATTTGAGAATGTAACAAAGTCCCCTGCTGCATACTCAGTATTAAACGCTGTACCAGTACCAGTAACAATTGTATTAGAAGTCGACATTGTAGCTGTGCCGGTTGTTTGAGCTGACGCATTAACTTGGAATACAATCTCACCTTGTTTGAAATTACCGTTTATAGATGAAAGAGATAAGTATTCGTTTGCTTTATTATAAAAAGTTACCACGCCTGCGTTTGCACTATTAGTAGTAAATGAAGCTCTATATAAAGTAAATTTAATATCCTCATCAATCATTGGTTTCCAAGCAAGATTATTTGTTGACATAAACATGCTACCACTAAATGAATCAGAGTGTACAGGTTGACTTGTAGCCACATCTGTTCCACCAGTTTTTGATATCCATAATTGATATTCTGGGCTACTGCCATCAGGCAGTATTACAAAACAATACTCTTCTGTAGTAGAAAGAAATACAGGACCATCAAAAACTACTACTGTTGCTGCTGAACCATCTGTACTTGTATTAACCTGAGAAGCTCTTAAATGTTTTCTACCAAAAGATAATATTTGACCTGATGGGGAACCATTTTCTGTTTTTCTAATTTCTATTGTACAACCAAGTGTAGGATCTTTTGCAGCAAAATATAAATCCATTGATGTAAGTTGAATGCCAGCTGTATCTTCTAGATCCGGATTACCTATCCTAAATGTCTGAGCCATTGGATCAGTTGTCCATGACCTGTTCCAAAGTGTGGCTGTTGTTGTAGTTGTAACATCTTCTACTGTGTGTGTTGATATAACAGGAGTTCTAAGATCCATCTCTAAGCTACCTGTTTCTACACCAAAGTTATATGCATTAAAAGGTTCATCTGCTATAGATACTGCATTATTTGCTACATCTGAATAGGTTATATTATCAGCTATTACTACATGTCTTTCACCGACATAAAATTCACCTTGAGGTATATGCATAATACCAAATAACTCTCCATTAGTATCACTTATAAGACTAGAACCATAAGCACCCGCAGCATATATTGTACTTCTACTATGTGTTGTTGTATTTGTAGATAAAGCTGGTCTTGTATTAGCATCCATGTTTACACTATCAAAGAATATATAATGTCTTACATTTGGTCTTAGACCCCATGTATGGAAGTGAACCATTTGTTCTCTTATGAATGGCTGCATTCTTACATCTGTTACAAACTCTCCAACTTTTCTTGTTGTTGTAGTACTTTCGTTTTGGAAAAGAGATCTTGTTACTCTTTCTATATGTGTTCTGGTGTCATTACCGTTAGCACTAAAACCCCATCCATGATTTCTCTGGGCTGCGGAGCCACCAGTTTGAGTCCTAACAGTCCAATCAGCTAATGTTTCTCTATCAATTTCTGTTAATGATTCAATTTGATTTAATTCATCTATAAGTGAATTGAACGGTGTAGCCAAATCTATATCTAAAGTTAATGCTAAATCAGGATTATTTCTTATATCCGTAAAGCCATCATAGTTAGGAAACAATCCTATTTTACCATTCCATTGCCAATTACCTTGAGTTACTGAACGAGCAACTGTTGCAAATCTTTGACTAGCAAATGCTGTAGCAGTATAAGGATGTGTAACAACATCACCAGTAAGCGCTGTATTACTATGACCAGCAATAGTTAAATTTAAAGCATTCTGTTTAAATTTAGGGATGATAGTTTGTTCATTTTTATTTCTACCAGCGTTCCAGTCTTCATCATCTGTTCTAGCAATAGATAAATCTACAAAATTGTCTACTAAGAAACCTTGTTTAAATCTATCCACAGCATTATTGGATTCAGCTGGGATGGTTAAATCTTTTGTTTGTTTTTCTAATAAGTTTAATGAAGTATAATATTCAAGACGATTAACTCTTTGATCAAGTTGTCCTATATCTTTCATTGTGTAATTACGAGGTTGCTTAGCTGAAGCTACTACTGCATAATCCATTCTTTTTGCTACACGAGCTTCTTTAGTTGATAATGAAGGATATACTGGTACTTCTACAGTAGCCAGTGTTATAGCGTTGTCTTTATCTTTTGGTGCTAATGGTTTAACACCAGGTGCACCTTGTACTGTTTGCATTGCTCCCTGAGCATTTAAATATACTTTATCTATTCTTGGTAAATAATATTGGTAATCAAATTGAAAGTTTTTATTTGGTGCAGCTATAGAATGTTCACTTGCAGCAAACGCTACTGCTACATTTGGATTAATAGTTGCAGAACCTACTGTTGCAGACTGCGTAGCAGTATTGGATGCTACTGGTCTAAAGTCTACAGCATTTCTTAAATCTATTGATTGACCAGTTATTTGAGATTTAAAAACTGGTATCTGTTCTGTTTTAATATATTCGTTTGTACCATTGGCTGTTGTATCATCTACAGGATATGAATCTATAGTAAAGAAACCTTTACCACCACCTGATGTATCTTTCTTAAAATGTCTTACTTTTGCTACAAAGAAATCATTTGCTACAAATGCTTGAGCATTAGAATAATTTTTATACAATTTACCTAAACTATAAAAACCATCTTCTTGACCAGTGTCTAATCTAAAGCTGTCTGTGTAATCAAATACTGTACTATTAGCTGCGGTGGATCCATCCCAATATGCTTGATTAGCAACATAGATTGCTTGCACATCTAATACATCTGTTAAACCTAAAGACCACGGACCAGTTATTCCACCAGCATTATTACTACATACTATTTTTACAAATGATGTTGCTAATGTTTTATCTACTTGTGGTGCACTTGTTTTCTTAACATTATGATATACATGCAATGGTAATGTTTGAGAACCATGAAGTGCTTTACCTCTTGTGGCATTAATTGTTACTGTGTTTGAATTTGTACCAACATAAACATTAGATGTTGATCCATCCATATTGATTGCAACATCCACAGGGAAGTAACGTGCATGTGTCTTACCTGATACACTTGCACCAAAGTTATTTGATGTTACCATTAATGTGTTACTAACCACAGATGTAATTCTATGAGTGTTAGCATCTGCAACTGTTATAAAGTCACCTTCTTTAAATTCAGTTGTGAATAATGTACTTGTACCAGTTACATTACCAGCTCCACTAGTTACTGCTACTGTACCAGTTAATGAAACTGTTTGCGCAGTACTATTATTAGATACTACTATCCAATCTTTTTCTTGTGTATCATTTAAATATGCTCCAGCTGTGTAAGGAAAGGTTTCTGTTCCTGTTACTGTAAATGTAACTGAGCCATTAGTTGCTAAAGAACCATCTGTCTTTGCTGTTTTGTAAATAAATTGATTATTAGAAGTACCATTAATACTTAATGATTTAATTCCTGATCTGCCAACATTAGTAACTAATGTTCTAAAATCTGTTTCTTTTAATGAGGCTTCACTATCATCATTTAAAACTACATCTGCAATACCTTCTGCATTATACCATATTGATCTTACATCTTGATATCTCTTACCTTGGTTCATTGATATATCAAATAGATACAATCTATATTGACCAAGAGGATGACCTGGGGTGTTCTTTTCATATACAACAGATCTTATTTTAGCTGTACCTAAAATGTTACCGGTATAAGAAGGACTTGTTCCTGTAATAACTGTTGTATTAGATGTTGTTGGAACTGTTGGAACAGCTGTACCTAAAGAAGTAGATAATCTATTACCAGCTGTATCTAATAATTTTACTTCTGCACCAAAATTAAATGCAAAGTGACCTATTGATTCGTCTACTAATTGATAGTTACCATAGTTACTTGTGGCTACAGCAGATGTAACATTTTGTGTTGTGTCTGCTTTTGGAATTGCTAGTCTTGATGTACCTATTGAACTTACATTATAGCCACTTACATAAGCATTACCAGGACCAACAGCTATATTAAGATGTGTTGTATTACTTGATATACCTTCAGATAAAATACCAAATTGCTTTGTTACATAGTCACCACTTTCTTCTCTTGTACGTTTAGCTAGTCTATCACCAATTTTATTATATTCTGTTTGACCAGTCGTAGTTACAATATTACCACTTTCATATTTTGCTATGATAAAGAAGTTGTTTGTTGCTTCTGCATTGGCTACTGTATTAACTACTAATGTAGGTGTTAGTTTTAATCTATAACCACCAGGTGCATTCTCATTTTGGAAACCACTTGCGTTATCAGTTAATGATGTATCAGTTGTATTATTAGCAATTGTTTCAGTAGTATTAAATCCTACTGCTATTGAGTCAGGTACATTTGTATAATCAGTAATCATTAATGATTGTTGTGATATTTGTGAGAAGTGACCTTTTTGGAATATAACTCCATCACTAACTTCAAATCTTTTTGCATCACCTAATGTTAAGAAATCAGTATTGCCAGCAACATCATTAAAGGCTGTATTAGCTACTGTTACTATATTTTTCTTTGTAAGAGATACAGCAAACAATTCTAAGTTAGCATTTGATCCTGTACTTGTTACAATGTTTGCTACTGAAGGTACGTCTGTAATTTTAAACGATACACCTTGTGATGCTGTATTGTTAAATGATGTACCAACAATACCACCTGTACTATTTGTTGTAAGATTAGCTAATGCGTTTGTACCATATGTGGAACTAAATGTTATTGTATCAACATTAGAATAACTTGATCCAGTATTGCTTGTTAATGTAACTGTGGCTACAGATGTATTTGTTGCATACACATCTAATGTTTGACCAGCTGAAAATGATGTTTGTTCTGTACCAGCATTGTTACCTGCATTAACATAATGGAAGAAAATTATATTCAGATCAGGATTAGTAGATTCAAATCCACTCTTAGATTCAAACACTTGACCAATTAAATTAGCAGACGTTGCAACGTGTGTGTCAGTAAATTCTGACATAATTAATTGACCTAATGAAGTATTAGCATCATTAAGTTTAGCAAATTTTATATCTTCATCTGTGAAGGATCCACCTTTTACAATAGTACCTTCTTTGAACATATGCTCACCAAAACGCTCAACTTGATTTTGTAGTATAGTTTGTAGCTGTGTTAGTTCTCTTGCTTGAATAGGCACAGATGGACGGAACAATACTTTGTGGAATTTTTTATCCTCATCATAATCATCATAATATGGGGTTACGTTTAGATCTGTATTAATTGGCATCTTCTATCCTTAAAATGTTATAACAAGTCGAACAACTTCAGTAGTTGTGTTCGAACGACTAACTGCGTCTATGTTATTTAGGTATAATATCTCGCCAGCATTGCGAACTAAATCCGGATTTGTTTGAGCGATTAGCTTACTTGACCTTGTTGTAGTTTGTCCTGTTACTACATTATCTGTTTCAATATTAAATGTACCTTTAACACTTGTTGCAGATACCTTTGATGTGTTAGCAAAAAATACATATGCGTTTGCGTTTGTATCATCTTGTACTAATTTTTCATCTTCACTAAATGCACTTGCTGAACCAAGGCTGTGTTTAAATATATGTCTCTGATCAAATGTAGTAAAGGATGATCTCTGAGATTCGTTTGATGTATTAATTGTAGCTGCTTCTGTTGTATTGACAAATAAAGATGTCACGTTCATTGTTGCACTAGAAGATCCACCAGATACATTTGCATGGTTAGTTGAATTGCCTGTACTTATATGACCTACTACATTAGCTAATAACACTGAACTACTATTAGCAGATATAACATAACCATAACTTGTTGTATTGGCTTGCGTTACTAATTCACCAGTTGTCCATGTACCAGATACTACACCGTTTATTTGTACATTGGCATGCTTTGGATCTTTTAGTATACCTACTTGTCTAAAATCATTATCTGTTGGTATATTTGCTGACTCTGTATTTGCAAACTCAACACTGATACCTACACGGCTAGCTTCTAATTCGTTAATTGGATCACTACCATGACCTCCTGCTGGAGCTATCGGAGCTCTTATTACAGCAAGATTAGCAGATGCCATGTTGTTAGCTTCTATAGTTGCATCAACATATGTATAACCAGAACCTCTTGTTACTACTTCTACATTAGCAATTGTATTACTTGTAGTATTAACTAATGCTCTTGCTGTCGCATCACTGCCATCTCCTTTTAATGTTATACTTGGTGTTATTTCAAATACACTATCTGATGTGCTTGGATTAGTTCCCCATGCACTTTGTAAAGTAATTGTTTTACTACTACCAACATAATCTATAATTTTATTTAAACCACCCGCTCCAGTACCAGATTTAATATAGATGGCACAGTTATTAAAGAAATCATCATTAGTAGATAATGTAAAACTACTACTTGATAATACTTGTGATGTTGCATTAGTAACAGTAGTGAATGTACCATTACAAAATTCATTATAGTTGTTGCCTGAATTTGTTACTAGGTAAGCATCTAATGAGCCTGATACTGCATTAGTAGATGCGTTAGTGTGTGCAATATAAGGAACATATGCTGTTGTTGCAAACTTAGTATGGTTTGTTCCAGTTATTGTGTACATAAATCTCCACTGATAACCATCAGCTGTTTTAAGATATAATGTATTTAAACTTGATGATACATCAGAGTACAAAGGTTTAGAAGTACTGTTGCCACTACTTTGATTATTAGCTACACATTTCCATATATGATGGTCTGCACCTTCAGTTGTTATTACATGGTAAGCTGAACCATTTAAAGAACCATTCCTATCATCATAAGCCTGATATGCATTATTAGTAGCCCATGTATTTTTTTCTATCATGTGCTTAGCATCACTTGTAGTGATTTGTTTACCATATATCATTTCATCCCATACTTGGTATTGGGAGTTTGTTACACTATCAGTAGGTGTAGGTGTTGAATCCTCTGTATATGATTGAGGTTTACCTGTAAAAACATAGTAAATAGAGTTAGATGTTTCATCTAATGACTCTATAAACTGTTTAGCATTGTGTGTTTTGAATTCTTTTTTTATTAATGTGCCCATACTACGCCTGACTTACACTTGAGTTTGCTATCGCAAGAGCTATATTAGCTGTTGCTGATACTTCTGTTTGACCAAATAATTTTGAACCTGCTAAATGAACTACATCTTTTACCTGTTGCCTATATTTATCAAATGGAATTACGGTCCTTATTTGATACGAATATTCTTGATAGAAATCATTATCATGTAGATATTTATCTTCGTTTAAGAAGCCTTTATTATTTCTATGATACCCTGGTGAAATTCCATGATTGTTAACTACTGCAGTACCAGATATCGATTCAGTACCACTAACCATTGTAACAGTTTCTCCATCTTCATATCCATAGCCAGAATTTATAATATCTTTTGTCTCAATTAATCCTGTGCTTGTTGTTGCAGTTATATTTAAGTTTGCATTTAACCCTGCACGCTCATCTAATCTTATTCCTGTTGTTCTTGTGCTTGTATTAGGACTATGTGCATACACTTCAGCAACATTAGCTGAGGTACTGTAGTCTTCTATTTGTACATTAGCTCCTGTATTGAAATCAAATCTTGTATCAAACATCCGTACTTCTAATATATTAGTACTAGTGTTGGAAGTCAATACTTTTCCTTTAATAAATCTATTAACTACTGTAGTAGATTGACCTGTTACATTACCTGTTGATCCAGAACTTAAACCTACAAATGTATTTCCTGTTGTCCATGTTATACTTGCATCAGTTGCAGCAATATTAATTGCACCACCACTTAATACTTGTCTGCGCTTACCATCTCTTATAGTAAATACAGTTGTGTTTGCTCCAGTAATCGTAGCATAGTTATTAACTGTTGAATTTACTACTTGCACAACACCTTCTCCAACTGTAAATGCTGCATCATTAGCACCGTTATGTGTAATAGCTAGATAGTTTTGAGGTTGTTTTTGTACTATAGTATCATCAACTAAGAAATTACTTCGTGTACCAGATACTATACTATCATATTTAAGTTGTACATTTCTTTGATTAAATTTATCTACATATCTATTTTGTATTAATACAAACGGAGGGGCTGTGTAATTATTACCACCATTTGTACTACTGAATGTGTTTATAGATCCTAATGTGTCTGCACTAAATGTTAGTACATCATTTATTACATTTGAGTATCCACCACTATGTGTTGTGTTAATTGTATTGCCGTGCTTAGCTAAACCATAACCATGGTTCATTACTGCAGCTAAAGTACCAGAGCTACCACCTGATGTTGTAATAGTAATTGTAGGAGAACTATAATACCCTACACCATTATTACTAAGTGTAACTGCTGTTATACCTCCACTACCATTTGTAGTAACTGTTCCTATAGCATTTGTTGTAGGTAGCTTACCAGTAGTAATTCCTCCACTAGCAAATACTAGAGCCTCACCATTGGCATATCCAGAACCTGCAGCTGTAATACTTACTGAGTTAACAACACCTACACCCGAATTAGATCCATTAATAACAACATCTAACATAGAAGTATTAGCGCTGTTGTTAGAAGAATGTATAAAATCAGTATATACATTTTTAGTTTCTGTGTCAACACCAATAGTTCCTATAGTTAATGCACCACCACTACCTAATCTTACTGCTGTAACATTAGCATATGTATTACTGTCTGATCCTTTTATAAAATTTTGGGAGGTAGCTAAGAAAAGATCTGTACTATTTGCAACAAGACCAATAGCTGTAGCATTGGCACCTATTATTGTTCCTGTTTTATAACCATTTGCAACAGCTGTTGAATTAGCATTAGTAGATACACCAGCAGCAAAGAATAATTTCTTTACACCAGTCTGAACTATAGCAGTATTCATTCCATTAGATACTGCCCCAGATCTTTCTCCTGTTACACGTTGTGTTGTAACATTACTAAACCCAACTGATGCTGCATTGATTGTTAGTACTGTTGAATTAGCTGCATTGAGGATACCAGTGACTGTAGTATTAACACTAACAGCTTCTCCAACTTGATAAGCTACTGTATTACTTTGGTGAAAATATTGTACTTGGTTACCAAACGTACCACTATTAACAAATAAGGTTAATGATCCATTTGCACCAGTATTACTATAGACACCAATCTTTCCATTGGCTAATTGATTTGTACTATTCAATGATGTAACAGAACTATTAGTCCCAATCACATATGAAGTGGTATTTAATGCTGCTGCAAATGTACTAGTGGCTGTTGTAAAATCTAAAAATTCTACTGGCTGTGTAATAGTTTCTAATGAGAAGAATGTATTTCCCCCGTACTCTGTTCTAAATGCCGCATTACTGTTTGTATGATTGTTTACAACTAATGTAGCTGAGGATACTAGAACATTACTATGAGCTGAATTTATACTATAACCAAAACCTCTTTGATTAATTTCATATTCAGCATGACCTGTTCCATCAGCAACACTTGTTACTCTTACTTTACCATGACTACCATGCTTTGCACTTATTACATCAAGATCATCTCCTGGTATTAACCCAGTACCTTTTGCTACAAGATTTATATCAGATAACGATCCTGTAATTTTTGGCTTTAATGTTCCCCCAACGTACCCTACGAGTTCACCTCTTTTAAATGTACCCTTAACATTTGTTAGAAATACTACATATGTTTGTTTACCAGATGCAGTTGTCTTTAAACATGATTCAACAGTTGCTGTTGCTCCTGTAATGGTACCTGTTATATCTTTACCTTGAAAATCACTAAAGGCTTCATCTTGATCATAAGGTATTGTAACCTCAATATATATTGGTTGATAGAAGTCTGCTTCAGATGCAGCCATAATATGTTGGCCAGGAACATAGATAGTTGAATCTACACCATGAACTAATTTTAAAAGTAAATCAACTGCTCTAGGTGTACCTTTGGATCTGTACACATCCATTATATGTTTTATTGTAAAGGATGTGCCTTTATGAGTATCTTTTGGTATACCATTAAGATATTGTTTTCTAAAATGTTCTAAAAAAGTGTCAACACTTTGATCAACATCATTACGTTCCATCATCTTTCTTAATGTAAATATATCACCATCAGTTTGTTCTTGATATTCATAGTATGCTTTAAGAAATTTAACAAGTACAGGACCTTCATCTCTATAGACAGCCGGAAATTGTTGCTCAACTAACGGAGAGATAAAGTCTTCAAAATTATTTAAACCAGCCATTTTTATATTACTCTCTTATACCTTTTACGGTTACAGTTGTATCGTCAGTTTTTATTTCAATTAAATCGTTTAACTTACCTACAACATCTGCTTCGTCACCTCTAGCATATATTTTAATTGTTGTTCCTGTAGCTATTGCATTGACAGTTACATTAGAAAATGTAACATTACCAGAAGCATAATCTACTTCACCTACATTTGCATTAAGTATTGTTAATGCTGACGTATTAGCTACAACAATTTGTAGTGCTCCGTCTCCGTCATCTCTGAAAGATGCTCCAGTAGTGCTGTTGAATGTAAATAGACCAGATTGAATAGCTGGTTCTGAGTATGGTAACGAGGCACCTTGGGCAACTGTTACAGGATTATCTGGTCTTAAAGTATTAAAGAATGAAACAGTATTTGTATACCCTTGATTTAATACAGGATTAATTTCTTTT